GAAGACCTACGGGTCTCCGCCCTGTCGGGCTTCGATCGGCTATCGCGGGGCGTCCACGATTTGCAGCCGCCCGGCACCAGCGAGAAGCCGTAGAGCTTTCCGGGCGCGCCCTCGTACTCGACGACACCAAGGCGCTCGCAACCATATGGGCCGGAGTGCCGACAGGCTTGGCAGGCATCCCGCCAAGCCCGCCATGCGGTGTTATCGTCACCCGTCATCGGTATAGCGCGCGGGCGCTGTGGACGGTCGGGATGGTCAGCCTTCAAGATTGCGGCCTTCCCACACGCGGGCGGCCATCATTTCCATCGGACCATACGAGGCGCCCGGTAAAAGCGCAGCGGACCTCTTGCGTGCCAGGATTGCACTCGGCATTGGCTCGCGCCTCTTCGTCACCCTTCGACATTTCGAGCGGATAGAAACCTTCGCTGCGATGGAAGGTGTATGTTGGACGTGCCGAAGCGATAACCTGAAGATGCTCTTCGCGAGTCATTTGGTTCCTCTTGCGATAGTCCGACCGTCACCCGAATGGGCGGAGACTTCTTTAGGCTCCGTCGAGCGAAGCGCTTTGACAATCCGGTTTACTTGATCTGACGAAAGGCCAAGCTCTCGCGCTATGCTAATCTGCTCGCCGTGCTTCCCAGTGAATCGTGCCCGTACGGCGTCAACTGATCCTGGTGGAAATGTTGGGCTTCTCAAGTTCTGTATGTTTACTTTGTTGCGATGGCGTCCGTGCCGAACCACATCTGCCATGTTCTCCTTGGGAGTGGCCCAGCGCAGATTCCTAAAATGATTGTTCCCTGCGTCGCCGTCCCAATGAGCGGCCTCATGAATGTCTGAGGGCGGAGCGCCATGGAACGCCATCGTGACGAGCCGGTGGACGCCGCGCTTGCAGCGGCGGCCGCCGTCGGAGGTTAGTTCAACTTCTAGATATCCCTTGATCAACTGGGGACGGATGGACCGTCCCGCCAAAAAAGTGCGCGCTCTCACTCTGCGTTTGATATCCCCGTGCTCGCTGATCTCGTATTGCGAAAAGCCGGGTATGGTGCGCCACTCCATTGCGGCCTCCTCTGACGCATCGCGCGGCAATCGCCATGACGCTGTTGCCGTCACCCGGCCTTCTCCCCTGGGGTGAGGGAGTCGAGATTGGCGATCATGTGATTGAGGGCGCCGAGTAGGTCGTAATATTCATCCGCATCTTTCGCGCTCGCGAGCCGCCGATACGCCTCTATCACCGCCTCCCGCGCCCTCTCGACCGAAACGGATGTTCCCGGCGCATCGGCTTCGCCGCCGGGCTCTACTCGCTTCGCTCCCGGAGCCGCTTGCGCGTCTCCGCCTTCGGTAACGATCCCTTGCGCAAGCGATGTCCAGGCCCCGCTGACCTCCAGATCGTCCCACTCGCCGGCACAGTCTTGAGAGCCGCCCGAGAACTTGATTTTGTCGACTCGGTAAAGCCCGACGCTCAATCCGCCCGGCACGAAAATACCGGCATCCTCGGCATATGCGCCGTTGGCGAAAAAGTCGCACTCATAAAATCCCTCGGCGCCATCCACGACCCATCCTTGGCCGTATCGATCAACGGCAATCACCAGGAATGAATAGTCCGGCCTCTCAGCGATAGGGATCGAGTGCGAAGCATCGAGACCGCTTGCGGGCTCGACCGAAGGCGATGAGCCCGGCCCGGAGGGATCGCCATCGCAATGTTGTCTTGCTGTCTCGACCGATGAGGAGGGGAGGGTGGAGAGGGCGCCCGTCAGCACCTCGATCATTGCGCCGTCAGCCGTCTCGCCTACCCGCTCGTCGATGGCGAGGGCGGATTGGATGGCGGCGCGGAGGGATGTCACCTGAGCCTCGGCGGCTTCGGCGCGCTCCAATAATTCGCGGGCGGCATTCATCCAAATGCCATGCTGCCGCCGCGCCTCATCTCTCTCCCTGATCGCCTCTACGAGCGCATCCTGAGCGGGTGGGGCGGGGCGTAGGGCGGACTGCTGTTCGATGTACGCCACGATGACAAGATCGTCGTCGTAGCCGGGACGCGCCGGTATCCCGAGACGCGCGCGCGGCTCTTGCTGGAATGCGCTGTTGATGAGGCGACGGGCGCTCTCGCGGGCTTTCTCATGCGTAATCTCGGGGCCGCGCTCTACCTCTGCATCGTCAGACATTGGTGTCTCCCAACTCGCCGCGCGCATTCGCGATGGCGGCGTAGAGCGTCTTGCGGCGATCGGCGCACAATCCTTCATTCTCGATATCGGCCGACAGGTCCCTCTCAATCGCATTGAGCAGACGCTCCAATGCGGCACGCAGTTTCCCGCATGTGAGCGCGTATCGTTGCGCACGCTGCTCGGGTGATTGCAGTGGTTCAGACATTGGAGTCTCCTGTGGGGCGGGAATCGAGGGGCGCATCGGGTAGAGACTTGGCGAGGGCGGGCGTCTCTGTCAGATGACGCCACGCCTTCCCTTTCGCGAGCGTCCGAACGTGGCCGGCGGAAATACTAAAGAGATTGGCAATTTCGGAGGCTGGAGCGCCCCCATTGGACATTGCTCGGATCTCGATCACTTGTGCCGCCGTCAGTTTGGAGCAGCCCTGCTGCTCTCCCCTGACGTTGCGGATGGGCCTATTAAATCGCGATCTCCATGGTCTAAGTTGCATCGCGTTCCGTTTCTTTTGAGCGCAGTCCCTCATGTTGTCGGCCTGAGTGCCGGCGAAGAGATGATCCGGCCGCACGCAAAGCGAGTTATCGCAAGAATGGCAGACTTGGATATCAGCCGACAGCGGGCCGTTGAGGTGTTGATATATCCATCGATGCGCTCTGTGGGTGCGCCGCTTTACTTTGAAGGTGCCGTAGTCTTTCGAGACACCGCCCTTCCATAGCCAGCAACCATCTGACTTTTCGACGTATAGATAGAATCTCTCAATGTGCGGAAGATGATGCTTCATTTACCAATATCCCTTAGCCTCGCCTCGGCAGATTCGGCGCGGGCAATTGCTTCGCCGCGTTCAACGGCCCACTTGGACGCGTTCTCGAATGCCTGTTCGCGCTGTCGTCGGAGAGCGTCGCGCTCCCCCTCCATCTCGGCGACGCGCTCTTTCAACGCTCTCTCGCGGGCATCGCCTTCCGCTACGAGGCCGACGAAATCCTCGGCGAGTCCCTCGGCGGCTTCGATCCTCACCGCACCTGCCTCCACCTGTCCCTTGTAGGCTTCACAGCGTTCGGTGAGGCGGGTGATCTCGTCGGTCATGTCAGCCCATCCATGCCGCGAAACGCCTCATCAGTGCGCCGCTGCCACTCGTCTTTCGGAAACGATCGCGCATAGAGAAAGGCGATGATCTCGCCAGTTCCGAAGCCGCCTCGGCAATTGCGGCCCTCAAGGTCGACCATGGCCGGCTGCGGCCCGTACAGCGCGCAATAGACCTCGTAGGCGCGGAGGGTGACGAGCGACGACAGCGTGCCGCTCTTGCGCCCGGTGGTTTGGATCGGATGTAGCTGCGCGTCGCTCACCGGTCACCTCCATCGCTCGCGGCAGATTCTTTTGTGTCGATCTTTGGCGCACCGCTGTTCGTTTCGACCCGCGTCTCTCGCGGCATCCCGATTGAGGCGATTACCTTCATGCAGGCGATGCAGAGGGCGAGCGGCGCGGTCGCGACAATCGGGCTGGAGACCTGCCGCGTGCCGCCTACCGATGCAACGCTTCCTGCGCTCCGGTAGCAGTGGATGTCGTACTGGTAGCCCTCGGGAACCAACGCGGCCGCCGCATCAATAGAGCGGGTGAAATCAGGCGGCTCGCGATGCACTTCCGTTCCGTGCAGGCTGTCCAGCACGGGTACGCCACCGCGAATGTTGTCAGGGTGGACCCACTCGCCACGCTTGGAGTTGCCCCGATTGACCCAGCCAACCGCGCGCGCGACCTCGCGGCTCAGGGCCATGCTTCCCTCCGCCGCCGCTTCCATCCGGGCGATCAATTCCGCGCTCATATCGTCTCCTGTGCATCGCTCGGTGCGGCCTTGCGTCTCGTCAGCGCGTCGATCGCATCCGTAATGTTGTCATCTGTCATCACGAAATCTCGGTCGGGATGGTACGGCGTCCGAACGATGACAGTGATCTTCGCGCCCGGCTTGAACAGCTTGACGATCCGTTCCATGTAGTCGGCGCAGGTTTCTTGGGCGTTCTGCAGCGGCGTCATGGCGCGGCCTCATCATCGATCCGAAGCGCTTCGGACACCTTGAACATCGATGCCTGTGCATCGCTCGGTGCGGGCGCGGTCTTTGACCGGGAGGCGGCGCGGTCGATTCGTTCGATCTCGGCGAGGATCAGCGCGCCTGCCTTCACGAGGTCGCGTCGGCGATTGGTCGGCTTCCACCAGTTCAGAGTCCAGGGCCACGCGGCTGGCGCACTCGTCTCGTATCGGCCGAACATGTCTTGCTCACGCCGGCGGTGCAGATAGCAGATCGCGGCAGCCAGCAATTCGCCGCGCCCGTGTTGATCGTCATGCTCTGCCGTCCAGCCCTCGGCCTCAACTTGGCGACGGCGTTCAGCGACTACCTCCTGCACCGCCGTCTCCTCGCTCAACGTCCCCCGCGTGGCGTCGATGATTCGCAGGAGGCAGTCAACATCCCCGCGCCACGTCGCGCCGTCTTTGATGATGTTGGCGCGTATCTCGTCCTCGCGCTTCCGGTCCTCGCTCATGGCGTCACCTTGGGGATCAGAGAATTCGCCTCGTCAGCGGCGTCGAACAGCCTGATCTTCGCGATCCCGTAGGCCGTTCCGGCGCGGTTCAGGCGCGTGCCGTCGTCGTTATCGTCGTTGTGCGCCCGGCGGAACTCCACGTCGGCCGTCCGAAAGCGGGAGACCGCGCGCAACAGTTTGACCAGCTTGGCGGGGGACAGGGGGATAGATTGCTCGGTCATGTCCTAGATCCTTTTGGCGTCGTCATTCGTGCGTGCCTGTCCAGCCTTTTCAACCCGTGGCCTTGCGGCCTCGGCATCTCGCTTGTTGCCCTTGCCGACGCACGCGCCACAGCGCACAACCCACTTGCCATTCATGCGCTGAAAGAATCCGTTGCCGGCGGCCACGGGCGCGTCGCAGCGGAAGCACTTGCCGGGGAATCGGTTTCTCACGCCGCTTCTCCCGCTGCCGCCAGCGTCGCCGCGCTCGTGCCGATCAGCCCGGCGACGATCTCCAACACGGCATCCTTGCTCTGCTGAAACTCGCCCTTCGGCATGGCCCGGACGCTCTGACTCTTTGCCGTCCAGACGAGAACCACGGCTTCGCGCGCGACCACAACGGCGAAGTCATCCATCGGCTTGACGAACGCCGCTACCCGCTGCGCCTCGGCCTTGCTTGCACAAACGATGGACCGCTCGTCGTGATAGCCGGCCTTGATGAGCGCGTACTTGCGAAGGTGCTCAGAGGTTGGGAATCTCTCGGCCACGCTCTCGGGCAGGTTCGACCACGCCTCATGGATTGAGGCGAAGTAATGGGCGTGGCTGCGTTGCGAGCGATCCTCGCGGACCTCCAGCGGATAGACCTGGCCGACGACGAAATGCTTGTCCGCCTGCCGCGCCCAATGCTGGCCGGCGGGGACGAAGCTATCGCCCGTCCACTGCATTGGAATCGGAGGCGCCCCGCTCATGCCGCGAGCTTCCCAAGCGCCAGTACCGTAGCGTCAAGCTCTGCGAGGAACACCCTGACGGCATTGTCCAGCGCGTCGATCACGTCTTGGTCGCGCGGCACCCGTTTCGTGAATAGGCGAAGGTTTTCCGGCATCCTCGGGTCGAACGACACGAAGTCGCACCATTGGCGCGCGGTGCAGGCCATCTGAAATTGCATCTGCGTGAAATATTTGTTCGGAACCTCGGTGCCGAGCAGCGTGTCGATGTGCGTCGAAGTGTTTGGACACTTGATCTCCACCATGCCGGCGTCGCCGACAAGGCCGTCTGGGGACGCGCCGGCCATCGTGATAATGGGGTGCGGCACGAAGCCGACTTCCGAGACATCGGCATCGTGAAAGAAGCCATAGGCGGCGCGCGCTTGCGGCTCCGTCTCCGTGCCCCACTGCATCGCAGCGTTCGTGAAACTGGCCGCCGAAACGCCGGTCAGACGCTCGGCGACCAACTCGGCGAGGTAGTTCTTGCGCGAGGCGCCCCATCCGGTTTTGGTGGTGGCGGTCAGGTCGGCGACGCGCGAGGCCGTCACTTTGCCGAGCCGGGCGGCGAACCACTCGGGACTCCCCTGGATCATCGTGTCGCTCATGATTTGGTCCCCTTCTTCTTTTCCAATGCCGCCTTGGCGTTGGCAAACCGTGAGGCGGGCAATTCGTCGAGTGCCGCGATCCCCATGTAGCCAAGGAACTTCTTCACGTCGGCATCGGTCGCCTTCATCAATGCGACGAGCGTTTCCTTCTGTTCCGCCGAGATCGCGCCGCCCTTGTCGCCGCGCTTCCCATCGTCGTCCTGCTCCTTGGCGGTGAGGCCGGTAGCGGCGAGAAGGGTGTACCGCTGGAGATACGTGATCGCCGAGCCGATGGCCTGGATGGCGTTCTTCTGGCCTGACGTGTCGGGCTTGGCCGAGAGGGTGACGCGCTCCGAATGACCCAAGGCGTGTGTCAGGACGCACGAGACGCGGATCACGTCATGCTCGGCTTGCTCAATATCCCATCGGTGGGAGAGGCCGTACCGGGACAGAGCGGGGCCGACCGTATCGCACACCTGATCCAGCGTCGCGTGGTCGTATTTCGTGTTGCCGAACGCGACATGCTTGTTCTTGGCGAGAGACAACGCCTCGCTCTTGAACTCGCTCATGGCGGCGACGTAAGCCTTGCGGGCCTCATTCGCCTCCCACCGCTCTTGCAGCGACATGAGTTTTTCGAGCATCGCCATGTCGGCGCCGCGCTCGACGGCGATCTGCAGCATCTGCATCGGGGTCACGGCCGCCGAGCTGCGCACCGCTGGCGGTTGCACCGGGGTGCTGACGGCCGGCAGATTGTCGAGCAATTCGCCGACCGTGCCCGGCTTGCTGTCGTGCTCGAATACCCTGTTCGGGTTGCTCATGATGCTCTCCCATACCTACGTTCAAATTCGATTGCGCCGGCCGCGCGCGTCTTGGCGCAGATGGAGCGGAGCGCGTAGCCGAGCGCCATCTTGATCGGGTCCGGTATGCTGTAGCGGGCGAAGAAAGCCGGCTCGCCGACTTGGTGCTGTTCGCCTCGATGGCACCGCGAGCAACCCGGCCAACAGAAGTAATCCGATGGCTTTTCAGAGCCGCAACCGTCCGTGCCCTTGCGAACGTGCGCCGCGTCGATATGGTAGCTGTTGACCTTGGCAATCGCCGCCGGAACGCCGCAGATATGGCAGGGCAGCGTGTTCAGCCAGTCGCGATGATCCTTCGACCGGAACCATGCATCCGGCTTCGCGACATAGGGCTTTTCCCGCTGGAGCAGGAATGCGCTATCGTCGATCAAGCGGGGACGCTTCATCTTGGCGCGCATGACTACGCCTCGCCATCACTATGGGCGCGGGCTTGGGAGAGAATGGTCATGGGCTAGGACTCCTTGCCGGAGGTTTCGAGCGCATCCCCTTGCGGGGTCGGGCTGTCAGGCTTCGCCCCGAGCCCGTCTTCGCCGGTCTCCGCCGTTCCGGTTTCCATCCCTTGCGCGCGGCCGAGCGCGAAAGCGATGTCTCGCGTCATCTGCCGAATGGCCCACAGCGGGATTTCGACGTACTCGTATCCGGTGGCGACCGGCGCGTACGGCGAGGATGTCTGCCGGTATTGCACGGCATTTTGGAAGGCGTTCAGATACGAGCCGGCGACCTCCAGCGCATGGAACATGTCGGGGGCGGCAACCATCAGATTGGCATTGGCTTCGGCTCTACCGGGCGAAATTCCACCGTCTGCGAAGACAAGCGCGAGATTCCATCCGTCGCCATAGATGGTTCCGGCGTGACGAGTGGGGCAGTCGATGTTTGTGGCGTGCGTCACGCGTTCCCACGGTCCGGATGTATGTCGCGCGATAGGGATCGAAGCCGAATGGCCGAGACGCGAAGCGGCTCGGTGCGAAGC